GATGCTCTTGTCATGTTTGACTCAAACCATTCTTGAACACTCTCTGGCCCTANAACCTCATGTCCTTTTCTTTTCTTCTTTGGTATCATACCTAATTCTGTTTCTTTTATATCTCCAATCTGTGCAGTAGGAGAGTTTAGAACATAATTAGAATCTGCACCTTTGTGAACTGTTTTACCATGTCTTTTTACTGACTTCATCATTGCTGCTTTACTACCACTTCCAACAACTTTACCTTTCAGTACATGATGATACATTGCTTCATCTATTTCAACTTCTTCACTTGCACGAACTTTATCTGCAAGGTCTTTGTCTGCCTTACCCCAAGTACCAGATGACTTAGTTACAAATGAGTTAACTCTTGCAAATGCCCATTGTTGTGCAGTAGTGCCAGGTCTGTGTCCAGTTTTGTATGCAGCCATTCCTCTATCATATACTTTCTTCAGAATACCATAAGGCATACCAGACTTCTTTGCTTTGGTCACAAGACCTTCAATCTTTTCGTCTAGTTGATAAAATTCCATCTGCAACTCCTCTTGACTGATAACTCCAGTATCAACCATTTTTATATCACCTTTTTTTAATAAGCTTTCAAATTCTTTTTGGGAAAATACTCTTTCTCCCTCTGGGCCTTTTGCAACATAAACTTGTTGTTTTGCAACCCCACTAGAAATATAACTTTTACCGAACATAGTAAACTTTTGGTCATATCCAAGTCTGTATTTTTCTTTACCTTTACCTTTGACAGTCATAGTAAGTGCTTCATCTATTTGATAAGATTCTACTTGTGCATCAAGATAGTCAGACATATCATCAAGTCTAGATACAGCAGTTGAAACTTTGTTTGTCCACCATGTAGGTAAATCAGATTCATCACCAAGTTTTCCAAGTTCACTTTGCATCTTCTGTAATGCTGACATTGCAATCTTTACTTTGTTTTTCATTGATGCAACATCAGTATGTCCATCTTCACTTAATAATGTATTCACTTTATCAAGAACAGATTCATTCTTGTCTAGATAGGCAGCGATTGCCATATCTTTTCTTTTCTTTTTTGATTTACCTTTAAACTGTGGTGCATCAGACTTTGCGAAATCATCAATGTAATCTCCCATGTCTGCATCTTTAGGTAATTCCTCTCCATACATCTGTTTAAACTTCTTAGTATGTTTAGATGGTTTTGTTGTAGCAGATGCATCGCCAGGAGCAGGGCCTGATTTCTTTTTATCGAAATGTCTTGCACGAGCCTGTTTAGTAGACTTTGACATTGCATCACCTTCAGTATCTTTTGCATAATATTTTGCTGGTTGTGTACCATCTCTACTTTTAATATCTTTGTCTTGTTTGACTTCTCTAAGTCTAGGTTCTCTACGATTAACTGATGGGTCTTCATTTCTAAGGTTACTTGGGTCATTGTTCATAGGATTATTATCCTTATGTCCTACATCCATACCCTTAACTACTTTATCACCCATAACTCTACGAGCCTTGTTTCTAGAAGAACGTCTTGCAATCTGTTCTGGAGTTCCTTGATAGTTTGCATACTCTTTNTTNTAATCTCTTTCNNNAATATCATATAACCAAGTNTTATGTACTTTGTTATTCTCATCTACAAATGATAGATAGTTTGTACCNTTGTTNATTACTTTACCACTTANACCTTTTGNTTCTACNANATCTCCAATGTTCCAGAGTTTTCCAGTAAGATATAAATCTCTNAGAGNTTCAAAGTCTGTCATCTCTCCCATATCTTTTTCTTCACGAATACCCATATTNTTACGAACATCATTGTATAGTTTAAGTGCATCTTTGAAACCAGATGGAACACCCATCTTAAATGTATCGAAATCTCCGTCTACTGCTGCAGCTCTCATCTTAGATGCAGACATACCAGAAACACCTTCTGCATCTGGGTCTCTTTCTCCAGCAGATACAACTTCTATATTATCGAAACCATAGTATCCATGTCTACCATTGACACCATTGTATTTGTTTAATAAACTCTCAAACTCTGCAACTCTATCAGAACCAACAACCATAACAATAGACCTATGTCCTTTGTTATGTAAGTCAACTGCAATGTCAAAGACCATCTTTACCTTTTTATTCGCCATGATATTCTTTGCATACTTTGGAAACATCTTTCTCATATATGCAACTTTGAGTGCAAATGGTAATGGGTCTTTCTTTGGGTTCTGTGATTGTGATGGGAAAACATACATTTTAGAACCACTATTTGCAGACTGTTGTTTTGCAAGTGCATCTATAAGTTTTTCATGTCCAGTTGTAGGTGGATTGAATCTACCGAAAGTAAAGATTGCTGTATCACCAGCCTTTTCATTTATTTGAGAAAAACTACGCATTTTGTTTTGCATCCCTCGCTGACTTAACTTTATCCTTTTCATTCTTTTTGACTGATATCATAAGTTTTTGTGCAAGTTTAGCAATCATTGCACCATATTTTTGTTTGATTTTTATATCAACCATAACTCTTTGTTGTAAAGGTAAATCATTGTATTGAGGATAAAACTTATCTACTATTTTTTTCTTTGCAAGTTTAGTTGCTTTAATTTTCATTTTTGCTGGGTCTGCTATTTTAAGTTTAGACCTTGCAACTTTTTGTTTAAATGCAGAGGATTGTGTCATTCGTTTCATACGAATTGCCATCTTTTTTCTTTGAGCTATATTGACTACTTTTAACTCATCTAAATTAGAGTATAGTTCTTTAAATGTTATCATTTATCCCATGCCTTTATTGCAGTAAAGTTGTTAAACGAGAACTCCATTCTGTCCACCAGTTTAACAGCACCACCACTTACTCTATCAATCGCAACATAACCCTCTGGGTTAGTTACTTTAAATCCATTTGAGGTCTTGATGAACGTATCCGTCAAACCCTTAACACTATTTAGTTTTTTTACAATTTGCATTTTTGCATCAACTAATAGGTTTTGGAACGTAATAATATTAGTTAAGTTGTTAGTGTGTTTCTTAACTTCTCTTACATACTCTTTCTGTATATTTGTATATTTATCTTTACCTTTTGTACTTTTTGCTTTGTCTATTTGTTTTTGTATTGAATCTTCAACCCACTTCTCATAACCCTTTGCATGAGCTTTAGGATTACTAATCTTTTCTCCTTGACGAACCTTACTGTTATTGTATGTTGCAAGTTTAGCACCAATAATTGCACCAGTCATACTTTCTTGTAGTTTCATAAACTTAGTTAACATAGGTGCGTTTATTTTTTGGAATATTGTACCAGTTTGCGATAGAATTGCAGTTACAGATTTAGTTTCTTCTGCATTAAATGTTGCAGTACCAGTTGCATCTTTATATGTTGCATCATCCATCCATATACTTGGAGTTTTCTTTAGACCAGATATATCAACACCAAAAGATGCAGTCATACCCTCTAATGTATCTCCAGAATATGAAGTGTGCCATACTATACCGACTTTCGCTTTACCTATAACTTTACCAAGAGTGCTATCAATAGGAACAGCATACACAATTGTGTTAGGCTGGAAAGTGTAGTACTTAGTACCTTCGATTGTGGTTGTCTCCACATCATCTGTGAACATAAGGTCGCCTTGTATAACGGACTTGATTCCGAGTTTTGAAAACTCTGCGAGTGCGACTTTGAATTTTTCGACAAGTGCTCCTTTAAGGTCATCATCTATCTCCTTAGCTGTTTTATACAGTTTGGGATTGACGTTGAATACCGACTTCTTTGCAACAAAGAATTTTCCATCAGAGGGGTCAATACCAGCAAAGATTGCTGGAGCACCATCCCATTTGACTGTCATATTAATACTGGAACGAGCATTTCCTGCTAACATATCTCTAAGAGATTGTAGGAAGTTAATTGCAGCTCTACCACCTGGCACACCATTGTTGATGATTTCATCTTCAATGTGTTCTAGATGTAAATTCTTACCAGCTTTATTTTCTGTTAATTGTTTAAAACTAATCATTTTTTTCCACCCATTAAGTTTTTAAATAAAGGTGTTGCAGTTGCTTGAAATTGTGGTTCTGCTGTCTTAGAACCTTTATATCTTATTTCTAAATTAAGTAAAGGCATTGTTCCATTATAAACTGTATAAAACAATTTTGCTGGTGCCTTTTCATCTTTAGTATATTCCCATGGCTGTCTTTTTGTATTTCCTTTATTATCTACTGTTTGTCCTAATTTTATTTTATCATCTTTAAATATAGTAGTCAATGCTTCTATTGTTGTTGGTAAATCTTTAATCTCTGCTGGTTCTACACCAATATTATCACCTTTTTTCTGACCGATACCAGTTAATAAATAAAATTCAAATTGACCAGACTGGTCTAAGATTGGTTGTAAATCAACTTTAAATATAAGTTTTAAAAATGCTTCCATCATTTGTTTTGAATCTTTCATCAAAACTTTATTAACTACCATCCAAAATATATTTTTTCTTCCACCAACACCACGACCAGCAAGCATATCATTTGCAAAGTCATTTGGTATTTTACCTATCTCTTTTTTAAAATCTTTATCTGACATCTTTTGAATTAAAGAATACTTGTTCTTACCATATTTTTTTACAAATGGTGGATATGCTGCAACCATTCTTATAAAGAATAATTTTTTTGCTTTATCAATTGATGCCATATCTTCTGGTGAAACAAAATCTTTTAATAATGATTTACTTCCTGTGATTGGTTTATTGATTAGTGTTGGGTCTGCATCTTTAGATGAACCCTTTTTCTTTAATGAAAAACCATAATACTTGTTACCACCAGCAACAACTATATCAGAAGAATTGTAGTCTTTAATATTTCCTATTGGTGGATTGAATCCAGCTATTTCATCATCCCACTTTTGTCCTGTCCAAAATACTTTTGTTGGACTTGGAACAATTTTTAATATTGCATTTGCAGAAGATATTGCAGTTGCAAGGTCATACCAGTTATCAGTAAATTGATTTAATAAACTTTCTTTACCAACCACACCTATAACTTTGCCCCATTGTTCTTTTGCGTTTTGAATTATTTTTTTTGCATCTTCAACAGATATTTCTGTGGAGTCATACTTCTTACCCATCAATACAATTGTTGCAGTCATTAATTCTTGTGTGCTTGTGGATATTTTTTCACCACCACCTTCTCCACCATATTCTGGTGTTTTAGAAACTACACTCCAAGAGGTAGATGGATTTGTAATTGATATTTTATCAACATTGTCAAAATCTTTTATTAAAGACTTCATATCTTTTACACCATAAACTTTACCATTCATAGTGATTTCTTTTATTTTAATAGTAGAACCATCTTTTAACATATGGTCTTCACCTTTTGCAATTTTGTTTGCAAATATTTCTATTCTTGGAGTACCAGAGTTTGGGCCTTTACCAGCAGGTTTTTCTAATTGAGCTTTACTAAGAGAAGACTCTGCAATAAAGTCTGAAATCTTTAATACTGGTGCGACATATTTTTCTTGAGTCGGTCTAAGTTGACGAACAAACTTTCTTAACATTCAAGTTCTCCATTTGCATATAGTTTATATTATTTATACTAACAGAGAACTTGATTTTTGTCAACTATAACTGAATAGTTACACTTTCGCCATGTGGAATAACTCCACCATCACCATCAGCACCATCTTCTGTTAGAAATTCTTTCTCTACTTCTGGTGGATATTCGATATCTAGGATATCAATCTTATCTTGTGCATCTGCCATTGCAGAAACTAGTTTGTCCATTTCTTCAGCGTGTTGTGGATGCTCGCCAATCGCAACTGGTTTCTCTGCATAGATGTTTAAAGTTGCAGCTGCAATCTTATAGTCACCCTCATACTTTGCTCTTAGTGCATCAATCATTTGTGTTTTTAATTCCATAATTATCTCCAATTTTCTCTGTTTTTAAATGTTTCTAATACCATTTTATATATATTAATATCATTTAATTCATTTACATATCCAGTTCCAGGCGAACTGTTTATCTCAATAAAATATGGTGGTTCTTTTTCTCTATCCTTTGATGGAATAAAATCAATACCCAACCACATACCATTAACAGACTTTGCAGCTTTAAGACATTCTGATTTTTCTAAGTCTGTTAATTCTATTTTCTCTGGTTCATTACCTTGACTAATATTACTTCTAAAATCTCCAGTAATAACTGGTCGTTTTAATTGTGCAACAATTTCATTATTTAAAATTATAACTCTAACATCATATGGTGTTGGAATAAACTCTTGTATTAACATAGCTATATCAGAGTCTATTTTATTAATCAACTGCATAGTTGCAAGTAATGTTTTTCTTGAATCAATAAAAATAACACCAACACCTTGAGTTCCTTGAGCAGTTTTTAATATCATAGGATACTTACCACCAATCTGTTTAATTGGTGTATCAATATTATTTTCATGTGTTAACAATGCTGTTCTTGGTTGTTTTAATCCACTTTGTTCCATTGCAATATAATTTAACCATTTATCATCACAAAGCGTATTTGTAAACAATGAGTTAATAGTTTTGACACCATGCAATCTTAATTGTTCTGCGAATCTGTAAACTTTTCTATCAGAGCCTCTAATTATACAAATAGTATTTTCTGGATTTACTTCCCAACCTTCTTCATCATTATTTTCTGTAACCTTGTCACCCAATACATCTTTTTCATATACATAATTATGTACAACCATATTTTTTTTTGCATTAGTTGTTACATAACCATGAGTTACCTCAAATTGGTATAAATCAATACCCATAGTTTTTGCTGTCTGTGCTAGTTTAACACCAGTTTTATTTGGGTCATCAGGCGTACTATGAACTAAAACCAACATACGATATGGTTTTGTTTCTTCAGTAATGAATGACTTAAATTTTTCCAAGATTAGGCCTCTCGTTTTTTTCCAATGTTATATTTAGTTTCAAGAGTCCATTCATTCTTTTCTTTAAATGCAATTATTTTGATTTGACTTAATGGTGCAATAGGGTCTAAAGTTCCTTTGACATCTACTAAACCCCAATCGCCTAATAGTTTACCGATTGTGTTTCGTCTTGCAATATCATTCTCACTTAGATTCGTATCTTTACCATCTAGTGCAAATAGTTCTTTAAAATGCACAATAAAATATTTACCTTGTTTGTGTAATATATGACAACTCTGATAGAGTTTTCTTTCTTTTCTTGAAGCAACACCTATACGAGATAATGTCTCTCGTATCTTTAGAAAATCGTCTGGTTCTTTCAGTTCGACTTCTAGCATCTGCTCTGGTTTCCAGTTAATGCTTTCCATTTCTACCACCTTTGTTCAAACTATCTTTGATAGTCTTTATCTGTTCATCATTAAGTAGTTTAAGAGCAGACTTTGCCTTTTCATTATTATATCCATAATACTCTTTTACATACTCTAGATTCTTTTGTTTACTCGCCTTCAGCCAAGGAGTGTATCTTTTCCTTGTTCGTAAACTATTTAGTAAAAAGTCAAACTGTAACTTCTTATCTAGTTGGTGGTGTTTATTCATCTCATTAACCAGAAAGATTGTGTCTGGAAAAGGTGCAAGACATTTATTGATAATGAAAGGTGGATATTTCTTTTCCCACATCTCATCATCTGTGTCCATGAGATTTGTCTTTTCATGGTTAATTGCATTTAGATAGTCCTTGAGTTCATAACTCATTTGAACTTCGCCTGACCCATAATTTCAGTCATACAAGCAAGTAGATTTATCTCTTGGTCTGATACAAAGGCGGCTTTGTATTGGTATTCAGCAAGGATAACAACCACATGGGGGATAGTAGAACCATCCAGATTATCATAAAGGGAATCGTAAATACGGCGAAAAATACGAACTGCATCATTATCAAGATTGTGGACAATCCATTTACGAACATTGGTAAACTCTTTGTCTTTAAGTGATTGCATAAGTTCATTTATATTTGACTCCGATATATTGACGAGTACACCAGCATCTATCTGACCAGATGCAGAGTATCTTTGTAGTTCATTAAGAACCCTTCTCCAATCTGGAAAGAACTTGTTCATAAGTTCTGCAACAGCTTTAGGTTCAAACTTTACGTTCTCACTATTTAGAATATCTCCAACTCTTGCAAAAAACTTAGATGCAAGTTTAGGTTTATCATCATTAGGTATGATAAAATCCACGACAGAACATCTAGAGTGCAATGGTGGTATCAATCTATTCTTATAGTTACAAGTAAGAATAAATCCACAGTTCTTATGAAATTCTTCCATGAACCCACGAAGTGCTGGTTGAGTTGATTGAGGATTTAGATAGTCTGCCTCATCAATGATTAGATATTTTCTACCACCCTCAAGTGAAACAGTTGATGCAAAGTTTTTGATTTTAGTTCTAAGTACATCAATACCAGATTCTTCAGAACCATTTATCATCATATAAGTTGCACCGATTTCATCAATCATTGCTTTTGCAACTGTAGTTTTACCTACACCAGGCCCTCCAGACAAAATTATATTTGGAATATGTCCATCAGCAACAAACTGTCCAAATGTCTTTTTTAATTCGTCTGGTAAAATACAATCATTAATCTTAGTTGGTCGATATTTCT